CTTATGGAGAGGGGGGTTATGGCAAGGAGGGAGAGGAAACTAGCTGATCAATCTATATTAGACAAGATGGCCGAGCAGAAGACCTTTATCGATATTGATGTCGACACAAGAGACATAGTGGATTTCATGAATAAAGGTGTGGATGATATGTTAGAGTATCAAGGAAGATTTAAGAAAAATCCTTACATTAAAAACATAGAAGATGACATGGATAATATTATGTCCAAGCATGGATTCACATATGCAAATAGGCCAAGTAAACAATTTGTTGACTGGTTTCAATCAACAAAGTTATATTGGAGTCTGAAACTTGTATCTGAGGTCTGTGCAGAATTAGCAATGTCTAATGCAGGATGGATCAACCTAGATAAAGGTGATTTTATATTAAAGAAGTTGAGCTCATTTGATGTCTACCTGTTTATAAAGCCTTATGGCTCAGTTAAGAACATGTATTACTGGCTATACATACCTTATAGCTCAGGTATAGAGATTACAAGTAGTACATTATTCAAGAAGGTGTATAAAGGAAAGTTTGGCTGGTGGACAGAATCAGAAACAATCAACAGGCATAAAATAGCTCATTTTATGTGTTGTGAAGAACGAATAATGTTGTATTTTGCAGCTTGGCTAGACATTTATTCTGCTTCCATAGACATTAAAGATGTGCTGTACACAGAAGCGAAAAAGATGTTTGCAGTTCAATTCATGCTATATATGGATCATAAAGCTCATTCAATTGACTCATTTCAATACACGAGGTATTTTTATGCTGAGTTGATTAAGGGTAAAAAGACAAACAGACCTAATCCTCTGAAGGTGATGGAAAGTATGGCCCCTGGCATAAGATCAAGAATGGGAGCATTCTTCATAAGGAGTTTGATTGACACAGGTCTTTACATGTATGATCATCCTTTTGAGTATGATAAGGAAGCAGCAAATGATGACGGTGAGGCTGGACTTAAAGAGTACAATATATTGAACTCATATGATAATATGAAGGGTATGCGCAACTTATTCACAGGAGGTGAGATAACAACAGGGAAACAACTCATTTGTATATTCTACTTACATTATAGCAGTAATGAAAATGATAAGAATGAAAATTGGAGCTCATTTAAGATCCTTGAAAAGCTACTAAATGAAGCTAGGAAAAACAGATTTGTGAGAACTGATTATATAGCTAGGGGAGTATTACCAAGAAAGCCAAATGGTCATATAGATGTCACTGGCTACAGATCTCATGAGGCTGACATGAAATATTGCTGCATGCTTGGAAAGACAACTAGGAAGTACCTGGAGAAAAAACATGGAGATTATGATAGGCATTTCTACACAGAGATGTCAAAAAAGGTTGATGAACAAATCTATCCAGTCTACATGACAACAAAAGCAAGTGCTGTTGCTCATAGTCAGTGGGAGTTCTCTACTGACAAAGTTATCAAGAAGAAATTTAACCAGAGGATTAAATGCATTGAAGCCATTGTGAAGCAGATAGACAAATTACCTGATTGGTCAGCTGATATAAAACCATTTCTCAGATTAGCTGAGCTAATGGATGAGTGCGAAGAAGAATACGGTGTTATGGTTAATTTGTTTATGAAGAACCAGAAAGTAAATGTGAGAGAAATTTATGTTATGTGCATGGCTTTCAGATTGCTTGTTTCTTTTGTTGAGCACTGTAGTAGGGTAGTTGCTGCTAGTCTGCCAGCTGAAACAATGACCAAACCAAAAAGAGATGATGCTGATTCAGATAAGTTCTACCAAGACCTGAAGAAGATAACAAGTTCAAGTAGATTTTCGGTGCCAATTGTTATTGATTGGAGTGATGATTGTTCAAGATGGGCACCATCAATGTTAACAGCAGCAATGGGCTGTGCAACAAACAAAGTTTTTCCGAAAGATTTGTCAAAGGTGATCAATAAGATCCTAAATTTATTCACTAAAAAGAACATT